TATGATAGAGAGCCTTAAAAAGGGTGTTTATTTTGCTCATTAAAAGCATGATAGATGAGCTTCTAAAAATGGCTAAAAAAATGCCCCACTCCAAGGAGCAGGGCATTCACGTTAAAAATGCAGCAGTATTATTCTGCGGTATCTTCTTCGATTTCATCGCCTAAAACAGCGATTTCTTTGCAACAATTTTTGACATTTTCTAATGCACAAATGAGAGTCACAATTGAATCTCGTTCATTTTTAGCAATTTCGACATCGAAATTTGCGAACGATTCCGCCTGTTTTTCAGTGCGTTCTGCTACAGGAATATCTGCAATTTTACGCATCTTGTTTAATTGGTTGCGAAGTTTAGAAAGTAAGACTGTGAATTTCGCTTCATTTATTAGTGCGAAATCTCCTGTTTTACTGACCTTGTTTTGGGTGGATTCTTTTAACATAAGAAACCCTTTCATTGAATCAGGCACCATTACCTGATGATATTATTGTATCGACCAGATGCCAATTTGAACATCAATAAAAGGTCACAAAATCATTCTTTTTTTTGCCATGGTTATCGGACGTTGGAACAAAAATAGATAATTCCTTTCATTGTATGAAAACGAGGCGGGGCATCCCCAACTCAAACCTTCCCCCCCAAACCCCTTCCCTTATCCATTATCCAGCCTAATTTATCTACTTGCCAAATTGGGACTGGTAAATATCCCCACTCTTATTCACGTTGTTTACTTTTATGTTGTTTTGTTCTTATATAGGTTGTACTGTATTGAGCATGCAAAAAAGGGGCTATAGACGTTTTTGGAGTGAAATCAAGGAAAATTCCCCAATTGGAGAAAAAACACTGATTAGGGGCTAATAGCAGGGATATTAAAAAATATTAACAAAATAAGTATTTTTACCTTGACATTGTTGCGTAGATGTTCGTATATTACCAATAGAGAGACAGCCTAGCTTAACTAGGTCTCCCTTGACGCGAGTAATCTCGCAGCCTTAACGGGCTTATTGAGTTAGGGAATGTCCAGTTGGGTAGCAATCCCGTATTGTGGTCGATGAAACGGTTTCATCTGACCTTTTTTCCGTAATGGACAATACAGGGAGACACCTAATGTCCTCACAAATTACAACAGCCTTTGTTGAACAATACAAGAACAATGTTATGGACTTGGTTCAGCAAAAAGGTAGCCGTCTACGCAATACCGTTTTGAACGATACTGTGAACGGCAAGAAAAAGTTTTATGAGCAAGTCGGTACGACTAATGCGCAACTGCGTACATCTCGTCACGCTGACTCGCCACTCGTTAACACTCCACACCTTCGTCGGTCTATGACCCTAGAAGACTACGAATGGGGTGATTTGATTGATAATGCAGACCGAGTTCGTTTACTTATTGACCCACAAGATGCCTACACTCGTAACGCAGCGTATGCAATGGGTCGCGCAATAGATGATGTTATTATCTCTGCTGTTAGTGGTACTTCTTACACAGGCGTTTCTGGTGGAACAGCCGTTGCTTGGTCTGACCAAGACGGCACTTCAGGTACTACTGACCAGCATGTCGATGTTGATTTTGGTCTTACAGCAGACGCTCACAAAAGTCTTAGTATTTCAAAACTTATCCAAGCAAAAGAAATTTTGCTAGGCAATGAAGTTGGGACAGACGAAGAAATGTACTGCATCGTAAATGCTCAAATGCTCGGCAGCCTCTTAGGTCAAACCGAGATTCAAAGTGCAGACTACAACTCAGTGAAAGCACTCGTTCGTGGCGAAATTGATACTTTCTTAGGTTTCAAATTCATTCACAGTGAACGTGGTGGTTTAAGTGCAAACACTTCTGGTGATACAGAAGCGACACATCAAGCATGTTGGTGTTGGGCTAAGTCTGGTGTTCAACTAGGTATTGGTCAAGATGTTAAAGCAAGTATCGCTCCACGGGCAGACAAATCGTTTTCAACTTATGTTTATTATTCAATGAGCATCGGCGCAACCCGACTCGAAGAAAAGAAAATCGTTGAAATCGCATGTGAACCAGATGGTGAAGCGACTACAGGGCCTGCTAGTTAATAACTAGTATTGTGGGGTTTTACACAAACAGAAGCAACACGTCAGACACCTAACCCCATGTCTGGCGGCTTCGGCTTCTTAGGAGATAATTAAAATGGCTTCACAAAAAAGCAATTTAATTACAAATTCGGACAGCGTTCCTTCGGTAATGAACGATGTCGGTAAATCAGGTGGTCGTGTTCGTATCCAAACGGATAACTTTGAGTGGCTTGGTACTACTATGACAACAGCAGCAGACTTTTGCCGTCTTTGTCGTATTCCATCAAATGCTCGTATAATTTCATTCGTGATTTGGAACGATGATTTAGACTCAAACGGTTCGCCTGCGTTAGTTACTGATTTGGGTGTTTACCCAATTGCCAGTGATACAGCAGTTTCGTCTGACTGTTTTGCAGATGGCGATACTTCTATGCAATCAGCAACTGTTGGTGCTGGAACAGAACTACTTTGTCTTGCAGCAGCAGACTTGCCCAACTTAGGCAAGCCATGCTGGCAAATCGCAGGAGTATCGGCAGACCCAGGTGGTCTTTATGATATTTGCTTAACTGTTCAAGTACCTGCGGCTACAGATGTGGATTTAACGTTCGCATTCCGATGTATGTACACAGTTGACTAAACTCTTGGTTGAGTGATTGGGGGGTGGGATTCGTCCTGCCCCTTTAATCACTTTAGGAATAATTTATGTCTAGTAGTGCTACAACAGAAGTCGATATAGCAAATATGGCTCTAACTATGTTAGGGCAACAGCCAATTACCGACTTAGATGATGACAATAACCGTGCTAACCTAGTTGATAAGCGTCTCGCAGATGTGCGGGACACTGTTCTTAGGTCGCACCACTGGAACTCTTGTATAAAGAGAGCTAGTTTAACAAAAGACTCCACAGCGCCGGTGTGGGGATACGCGAATAGGTACCCTGTTCCGACAGATTTCATTAGATTGGTCGATACAGAGGATGACACAACTGAATATAGGATTGAAGCGGGAAATCAAGGAGAAACCGCCGCCTCATATATCTTAAGTGACGACACTGAGATGAATATCTTGTATGTTGCAAATATAACCACCGTATCCCAGATGGATTCCACGCTAAAGCATGCATTTGCTATTAGATTGGCAGCAGAAATAGCCGTAGCGGTTACAGGCGATGCCGCCCAAGAGGCTGCTATGATGCAAAAGTATGAAATTGTACTAATGGAAGCAAGATTCGAAGATTCCTCTTCCCACAATAGCCTTGAAACTATTAGGGGTGGGGAATGGCTCTCTTCACGTCTGGGTGGAGGCGTATACAGAGACTTCCCTGCCCTTGATGGAGGCGGGGATGCCGTCTAATGCCTAATAAATCCAAGATAACAACAAATTTTACTGCAGGCGAGTTGTCTCCAAGACTACTTGGACGTACAGACTTGAAAAAATACTCTAATGGCGCAAGGACAATGGAGAATTTTTTAATACAGGTTCACGGAGGCATTGAACGAAGACCGGGAACTAGGTATGTAGCCACTACATTTACTCCTGTAATAGCAGCGAGTCCTCCGAGATTAGTAGAGTTTCAATTCAATGTTGACCAATCATATGTATTAGAATTCGGGGTAACTCATTCTGGTGCTGGAGACAGAGGTTATATTAGGTTCTTAAGGCTAGATAGCAATGGAGACCCCATTCTTCTAATTGATGACGGGACAACTGACCCAACAATACTTTCGGGGCTTCCATTTAGAGATACCGAATTACCAGAACTTCAATTTACGCAATCCGCAGACGTTCTGTATATATTTTCTCCAACAAGAAAGCCTTATGTTTTAAAAAGAACGGGCGCGGACGACGATGACGCGGATAACTGGACATACGAAGCCTATGAATTCAATGATGGGCCATATATGCCAATGAATTCTGATGAGGATATAACAATAACCGCCACTAATACATCAAAAGATGCGAATCCTATTACGGTTGTCAGTCAAGGCGCAGGAATTTTTGCAGCCACAGATGTAGGAAGAACCATTAGATTCGAAGATGACTCAACCGGATACGATATAAAGGGTGCGCATCCTGGAGTATGGGATTCCGATGATGGCAAATGGACTACCCCGGCGTCGATTTTTGTTGACGACGATGGAGCCATGATGTTGATTGCGGGAGAAGACCAGTCTGATGGTTTTAATGTGGAGTTCCTGAAGGTCACAGCAGGTCTTCCACAATTA